TTAAATGTTCCAGCAGCACCTCTGAAGGACCCTTCTTTAACTACTGTAGGAGCATCATATGGGTCTGTCTCGTAAACAGTAAAACTAATATTTACTTGAGCATATTTATTATTAGCTAATATAGGCTTTTTATAAGTAACCTGAATACCGCTATTTACAACACCTTTAATAAAAACCTCATTACCAAATCTAATGGCTACCATAGGAGGTTCTACTGCCTTGGCTCCATTATTATAAATATTATACTTAGGTAAAGCAGCTGCCTGTAAGTAATTAATCAACACATCCACATAGTCATCTGTTTTAAAATCAACTACGTTAGGTTTTATATTACTTACGTTGGTATTAACATCGTTCATCATATCTCTATGAAGGTCAATGTTAATCTGCACTGTTCTAGGACCTGAGTTAGAAAATGTAAATACTGGAGCAGACCTAGATAAAGCATTAGTAGGAGTAAATGAGGTTGACATATTATCATTTATAGATTCAGGATATAATGGTAATACACAGAACTTATCTAAGTGATAAAAATAAATATAATTAGGTATTAATCTAGGTTTCTCTATTATCATTTTGCTACCCCTAAGAATGTTTCTACATCTTTATCACCATAACTCAATAAATCATACTTAGTATCAATAAATTTTAATTTGCTATTAACCAATGATTTTGACTGGTCATTTTCTGCAATTATTGATACACCTGTTCTCTTATTAGTTTTAATCTGTAAAGATTTAAAAATATAATCCTTTATTTCACTACCCCATATATCATTATATCCTTTAAAAGACATATTTAATTTTTTATATAAAGCTCGTTGTAATCTGCCTATATTATTAGGTATAGTTTCTAAAGAAGTGATAGCTTGCCCCAATAAATATTCTACTAATCTATCAGCAAATGGATATGAAACATTATCGTTAACACTTAATAAGGATAATTTACAGATTGTTTTATTACTCTTATTATCTTCAGGTAATTTAAGATTTGCCATTAAAACATTCTGGCAAATACTATCATTATATGAATAGTCGCCCTCTAAAATGGTAATTGAACTCTTATTGTTCATAGGTAATTTAATAAGAAGTTTTAAATTCTTTTCAAATTGCCAGAACCCAGAGGCATCAATATCAGTAGAATAAATAAAAGGCTTATTAAATTTTGAACCAGATATTTGCTTATAAGTTTTCTGTATTAACTTATATGATTCATCGGTCAAATCAGAAGTAGTATATATTAAGCAGGCTAATTCGTATGGAGCATCTGAATCAATAGCTATAGTATATTTTTCATTAAATTTTACTGGTACTATATAATACTTAAATTTAGTATCATTGGTATTAATATCAAATACTGAATTATCATTTATCTTAGCAGAGGTATTTATTTCAGTAATAGTTTCATTACTAAAACAATTATATAAAGGCATCAAATCTAAGCCTTTATAATCTCTAATAAACCTGAGGTAATTACCCAAATAATTGTGAGTGTATGAATCGTAAATAGAAGAATTTATAATCAAATTCTTAGTCATATTTATCTGCTTTTGATTATAATAGAAGCTATTTACTTGCTTTAAGGATGTTGACCCGTTAGAATCAACACCTTTATAAATACCCTTATCTTTTATATAAAATTTATCTTTATAAATAGGTTTATCTTCTCTATAAACACTAAATATAGGGAGATTAAATTCTTTGAGTAATTCTTTTATATACCCAGTCATATTATTAGTTTCATTAAATCTATAATACACTTGAATTTACCTCCTTTAGAATGTAGTAGATGCAGGAGCTTCTATCGCCTGTATATCACCGGCCCAGGATAATGCTCCCCGGTTAGTCCAGGAATTATCACCAGATTCAAATTCGTTTAAGTCTATTAAGTTAGCAGCACCGGCACCTTCAACAAATTTAGAATATAAGATGGCATAAATATTCTGAACATTCATAGCATTTATAGTCATCAAATCCTGTAACATTGTTAGGTCATTTCTAATAGTTACAGTATTAGATGCATTGCTATTTAATTCAGAAATAGTTGAATATTGCTGTAGTGGTAAAGATTCAATATTTTCGTTTATTAAATAAAGACTATGCCTAATATCTTCATCAATTAAACTTCTTATCTGGCCAAGAACAGTGTTTGTATCAGTCTTCAATACACTATTAATATCCTTAACTTGTAATAAATTATCATCCATAGTAGGTTTTAAGTACTCATTGAAATAAGTACCATCTAACCATTTATAGATATCTGTTGTATCATAATATTCTACATCATTATCGATTAAATTTTCTTTAGCATAATCTGAAGAACTATTTTTGGCAGTCTTTACAATATCATCTGTATCTGAGTTAGCAATTACTACTGAGCCAGAAGTTTGTAAGCCTGAAGTTCTAGTAAATCCTGTAACATTGCCAACATTCCTAATATATTGGCCATCTTCCCTACCATTTAACCGGTTAAATATATTAATGGCACCTTGACCACCAGCAGTTAATGAATCCCGAGCATTACTTAAAAAATTTCCACCAGAAAATGATTTAATTAATCCAGGTAATGTAGCTAAAAGAGGAGCCATATTTAATACCGTTGATAGAACTGTTTGAATACCTTGTCCTAAAAAACTGTTTGAAGTAGTAAGGCCAGATACTACGCTAGAACCCACTGAAGATAATACATCAACAATTCTATAAGCAGTATAATTTGCTTCATCTGAAGCTACGTTAGTTCCCCAACCATATAATAAGTTAGAAAGCATATTTTCAATCTTTTGATTAAAATAAACATAATTGTCCATTTTACCTAAAAGATTAGTTATATCATCAGATACTATTCCTTTTTCAGTAGGATTACCGACCTGGGCTGCAGCAACTAAATCTGATACACTTAAACCAAATATTCTAGCATACTCAGACTTAACTACGTTACTAGTATTCTTACCTATTTCAGAAATGTAATCAACAATTCCTTGCATTAATTGATTAGCTACATCATCTGAAACACCTTCTGTTAAAATTTGACCATAAGATAAATTTTGTCTGGCAGCACCCATAACAATAAGGTTCTGCATATTGCTATTACTTAAGGCCGAAATATTACCAGAACCAGCTTGCCCAATAGCTGTGGCCAATGACTGAATAGTAGACTCACTCATACCAACACTGGATAAGGAGCCTAACCATTGCTGTAAAACAGCTTCCATAGCCATGGCTGATTTACTATCCATTAATGACTGTGCTTCTAATAAAGCATTACTTACATCCTGGAAGCCATTTTTTATATATTGGCTAGTCTCATAGTTCTGATTTAAGAATTCTTTTAAAGATGACTGTATAGCTAATCTATTTGAAGAAATATCTTGTCTCTGTAAATTAATTAATCTAGGTAAAGAACCTGATGAACTATCAAATACAGCACCAAGGTCATCTGCTATTGTTTGTAAAAAAGCTCTTTGCTCAACATTATAAACAATACCAGCATCTACTAATTTTGATAAATTATTATAGACAGCTTCTTGCTTAATCAGACCAGAACCATTAATAGCCTTACTTAAACTTTCGGTAATACCAGATAAAGTTCTAGTTGAGCCTTCAAGTCCATAAGCCATTCTCTCCTGTGAAGAGATAAAAGAGTCCATTATCTTCTTGAGGCTGTCATTAAGGTCACCAGTAAATTTATTTATTTGCTTAGGTAAATCTTTTTTAAATTTAGTAAATCAATCTTCTAAGCCAAAACCACCACGAAAATCTTCTTTACGGGCTTCAAGTTCAAGTTCTCTTGCTTTAGCTGCTTTTTCTTCTAAATCTGTAATCTCTTCTATTTCAGCTAACCTTAGTTTAAAATAATTTTCTTGAAGCTTTTTACGTTCTTCAAATTCGAATTTTAATAATTCTTTAATTTTTTTCTTATTTTCTTTGTTTGCCTTATCAGAAGCTTTTTTCTCTAACTCAGTTTTTTGCTCAGTAAGTTTTTCTAGCTGCCTTCTATTTTCAGCTAATTTTTGTCTAAGGTCATCACCTTTAAGCTGATACTCTGTTGATGCAGTTGCCATTATCTGATGACCTCCTTCTTAATTTACCTCATTGACCTCATGTCGGAAATTTTAGTTGTCCTATTTGCGTCATTCTTTTTAATCAATTCTTCTGTCTTCTGATATTCTTCTAATATAAATTCATACAAATAATCTCTCTCGATGGGAGTTATCTTTAATAAATCTACATAAGAAGTATTACAGTTTTTAGCTATTAAATAGCATTCTTTTACTATTTCTTTAAATCTATGCGGACCATAAGGTTTACCATCACTAGTCAACTTCGGGTCCAAAAAATTCACTTGTGAAGCGAAATGTAGTATGTACATCATTGTGGCATTCTGGGCAATTACCAACAATATCTGTATCTATACCCACCTTTTCATTAATTTTCTCAGCACGTCTAATAATTACTAAAGAGTCCTTTAAAGGTAATTTCTTTAAAGTATTCTGAATAATTGCAGGGTTAACAGGTTGACCATCAATAGTTTTAATTAGAGATTCCAGATTTAATAATAAAGAAGGGTCTTCCTTCATATCTGGAAATTGCTTCTTCATCTCTTTTTTCTTCCTAGCAATATTATCTAAATCTCTAGGAGTTTGAAATTTTAAGCCAACTGTTTTACCTGTTACAGGTAATAATACTGTTAATAAATCTAAAACATCTTCAGTAAACTCATTTACTTTTAATTCATCTAAGTTAATACTGTGGTCAAATATCTCACCACAAAACGGGCACATTATAGATAACTTATAATCTGGCCCATAAGTAACTACTCTTAATTTGTGTAAAAGATACTGATAATCTCCTAAGCATAAATCATATACCGGGATAGGTAACTTAGTTAATAAACAGTCTTCAATAATTTCAGACATCGCTTTATAAGGGCTATCTGTAGCCGTAAGACGTTTCATTTCTTCGGCTACAGTCATACTCCTTAATTTAACTACCGGGTCAAAAGGTTTACCATATAATAAACCCTTTGAAGGTAAAGTGTATTCTTCTTGAATTGTAATTATATTATCCATGTGGCAAAGCCTCCCTTAGATTATAATATACATCAAATATTTTATATATTAATCTGGAAGGTGAGGGATTGCACTATCGTAACGAATTGTTGCTGTAACTGTTTTCTTACCAGCGTTCTCATTATCCCAGGCAGTTTCAGTAATACCTTTTACCCAGCAACCTTTTAAGTCCCAATAACGAACCAATGTATTGTCTGGTAAGTATTCAAGAACTGTTGCATCAACTTTGTACTTATCTGAACTAGGAATTGTATCATTGATAATATCATATGATAATGCCTGCCAAGCTAATAATACTGATTTACCATCAGCACCAACAAAGTCATTGATAACTAACTGATTTTCTGAGAATGTAGGTACACCGGCATAGTATACGGTACTATTACCACGCTTAATTTCAATTTCCCGCTGACTAAAATGAGGTGGCTGGAATGAAACAACTGAGAAGTCAATTACTTCCTGAGCATTTGTAATATAAGAAGTAATATCATCTGGATTTTCAGCAACTCTTAATAAATTATCAAGGCCAGAAACGATGAATCTAAAGTTATTAGACCTAACTGGCTGATAAACGGTAGGGTTATCCGCTAAATGGTATGTTCCAAATTCTGACATATTCTATTTCCTCCTCTTAAACTACAGGTTCTTCAATACTTACTTCTTCATCAGATAAGTTAATAGTAATATCGAAGTATTCAACAGCTTCAATTGGCTTAATAGTTAAGACAGCCTTGATAGTAGCTTTAGCAGTAACCTTTTCTTTCTTCCAAGAATACCAACTAATACCACGACCTGACTGCATCTGGTCTAATAAAGTATTACATAATTTCTTGAAGTTTATCCAAGTAATATCATCATTAGGTTCGAATGTACTTCTTAAAGAAGCATGATATACCTGTTTCTTTAAATCACATAATAACATTCTTACGTTTAAGAAATCAGAGAATGTTAATTTTGAGACACCAAAGTTAGAGCCACTAGCAACAACTCTGTTACCCCATAATCTTAAGCCATAAGTACCTGTCTGCATGATAGGGTTAATTTTCCAGCATTCAATAACTTTGCCATCTTCTTCGACACCATCTTGTAATAATTGCATCATTGATTCACCAATATCATAATTAGTAGAAATCAAATTAGGAATAACACCTCTGATGATACCTGAAGCAGCAAACCAGTTAGCATTTGTTCTTACACTTCTAGCAAAAGCCATTAAATAACCAAATGAGCCAGGCATAACTTCCTCTACATTTTCTGCAGTAGGTAATGAATATAAACCAGCAGGATATGTACATACTGCATACTTATAATTGGCAGTCGGAGCCACGTTAATTAGAGAAAGTAATTCAGTAGGTGTTACTTCTTTTTCAAATTCAATAAGAGCAACACAATCTTGTCTACCTTTAGTACCACCTGCAATTTCTGCTAATGTATCACAACAGCCAGCCACACCAGCAAGTTTTGAAATCTTATTAGGCCAATAGCCTGTAGTAATGAATTTAATATTATATAAGTTCTTATTGAAAAAATCCTTATATAAGTTACCAGTTTTAATCCGGCTATTTACTGAAGCAATAATATTATCTTCTGAGGAAATCTTAACAGACTCTTCAAAAGGTTTTACTAATACCTTTAACCCTGCATTTAATAATTCACAAATGAAATAATATGATTTATCTTCAATGAAATCAGAATCAGAACTTTCTGAGCCTTCGCCTTCGATTGTACGACCTGGGGCTGAAGCATAATCACTTATAAATTCAGATAAAGAACTATAAAGTCTAGGCGTTAAAGCAGCACTACTACCAGCATCTTCCGGTGTTAACAATGGTACTAATACCACGTTTTCAGTAGCATCAAATGTATTAAATCCAACTTGTTCATTTTCTTTAATTGTAATTCTAGACATTTGTTTCTAATCTCCCTTTCTAATTATCTAAAACTTTTAAAATTCCTTCTTCAACTTTCCAGTTATCCATGAATGGTACACTGAACAGCCAAGCATCATCAATTGTTAATCTAATTGTCATTCTTGAAAATTGCCCAGCTATCAACCTTTCAGGGATATCGGAACTATCAGATACTGTTGATTCAACTAAGACCGTTGAATCATGTGTTACCTTCGCATTATTGTAAGGAATTTCTATACTTAGTTTTGGATAATTTATAAAGTTAAAAATAAAATTCCTTGCATACTCATCAGCTTCCGCGAAGTACTTTGTGTAAATA